GAGCGGGTTGAGTTGACCGCGCCGGCCGCCGACCTGGCGATTTCCCGGCTCCAGGCGCCTTTCTGCGACGATATTGTTATCACCTATGGCGGTGTCTATGAGTAAGCTCGTGAAGAGCCTGTTGCCGCCCAATGCCACGCTGCAAGAACGGGCGCTCGAAGCCAGTGCGGCGCGCATCTCAGCTGTGCCGGTACCACTGCGTCAGCTGGTCCAACCCGATACCTGCCCGCTCGATCTGTTGCCCTGGCTCGCCTGGCAACTCTCGGTCGACAGCTGGAAATCCTACTGGAGCGAAGCGGTCCGCCGCGCCCGGGTGCGCAGCGCAATGACGATCCACCGCCAGAAAGGCACCGCCGAGTCGGTCAAGGATGTCGTCGCCGCCTTCGGTGGCGCGATCCTGTTGCGCGAGTGGTGGCAACAGACCCCGATGGGCGAGCCGCACACCTTTGACCTGGTCATGACCTTGAGCGGCAGCGGCGGCCAATCGGCCACGGCCGCGTTTGTCGATGACGTGATCGCCGAGGTCAACCGCACCAAGCCGGTGCGCAGCCATTTCACGTTTACCCAGGGGATTGACAGCAGCACCGCGCTTGCCGTGGTGAGCGTCACGCATCCCGTGATCTATGCCCGTTTGAATCTGACAGAAACCTAACCCTATGCCTGGACTCCAATTCATCACGACCAAAGTTGGCCGCGCCGCCTTGGTCAATGCCGAACACAACGGCACCGCGCCGCTCAAGGTGGCCGAAATCGGCATTACCGCGGCCGTCTTCACGCCCAATGACGACATGACCGCCTTGCCCGGTGAGATCAAGCGGATTGCCACCATTTCCGGCGAGACGGTTGCCGCCGATACGATCCACGTCACCATCCGCGACGATGGCACCGACGCCTACACGGTGCGCGGCATCGGCTACTGGCTCAGCAATGGCGTCTTGCTGGGCGTGTACGGCCAGCCGGAGCCGATTCTGCAAAAGTCAGCACAGTCGATGCTGCTATTGGCCGCCGATACGGTGTTGACCACCATCAACGTCGCCTCGCTGACTTTCGGCAACGCCAATTTCACCAATCCGCCGGCGACGGTTGAACGGCAAGGCGTGGTCGAGCTGGCCACCGCAGCAGAAACCAAGGCCGGGACCGACGCAACACGAGCGGTCACGCCGGCCGGATTGACACCGGCGTTGGCGCAGGCCATCGCGACCCACATGGCCGCTACCGATCCGCACCCGCAATACCTGACACCGGAGCGCGGCAACGCACTGTATTTCCGCACGCTAGCGGACTACACCAGCAGCGACACCGATTGCGACACATTGACGGACACCGGGGTGCGCGATGTCACCGTGGCCAACGATCGCGGTATTATCGGCGCGACACATCTACCAATGGGCGGTGACGGCTACGGCACATTGACAACGCTCAACGGTGGGCGATTCATCCGCCAGGTGTATGTCGAAGGCGGCAGCACGCAACGCACCTGGGAGCGCACCGGATACGCAGCTCAGACGCCGGCCTTCAAAGGCCGGGCCTGGAAGCTAGTGTGGGACGCGGTGAGTTTTGATCCGGGCTCCAAGCAGAATGCGCTTGGTTTTACGCCGGTGCAGCAAGGCGCCGGCATCGGGCAGCTGTCCAACCCCGTCAAGCTCGGTTGGACGGCTGGAGGTCGTTTGACAGCGACGGTCGACGCGACTGACCTCGGCAACTTCGTCTTCGAGTCACACTTGATTGGCGCGGTCAATTATTTCGCGAGGCCGTTGGCGCCGGCGGGATGGCTCAAAGCCAATGGCGCAGCCATTTCAAGAACAAGCTACGCGGCACTATTCACTGCCATCGGGACCACTTTCGGTGCCGGTGATGGCAGCACCACATTTAATCTGCCGGACTTGCGCGGTGAATTTCTGCGTGGTTTTGATGATGGGCGTGGGATCGATACGGGGCGATTGATCGGAGCGGTGCAAGCCGATCAGTTCAAGTCGCATAACCACCGATTCATCAATGAGTACAACACTCCAACCACCAATTTCACCGCATACACCGATCAGAACAGCGAGGGTGTTGATTCCTTGCAAAGTGCTGGTGGGCGAGCCTACACATACGTCACGATGGAAAGCACGGGAGGCAATGAAACACGGCCTCGAAACATTGCGCTGCTCGTCTGCATCAAATATTGATAGGAGAAGCATGAAAATTTATCACTGCCGCCCGGATTCCGGCGTCTATCTCGGCTGCTCTACCGCTGACGAATCGCCGTTGGAGCCGGGCGTATTTTTGGTGCCGGCCCATGCCACTATCATTCCGCCGCCAGACGCAAAAGAGGGTCGGCACGCTGTCTTTGACGGCGCCAGGTGGACGATACAACCCATACCGCAGCCTGAAAAGCCGGAGCCGCCACCACCGCCCACGGATGCGCAACTCGCCGCCGCAGCCATCGGCAAGCGCGACCGATTGCTGACTGACGCCACGCTGGCCATGGCGCCGCTGCAAGACGCTGTCGAGCTGGACGCTGCCACCCGAACAGAAATCGCGCTACTCAAACAATGGAAACAGTACCGGGTCGCTGTTAACCGGGTACCGGACCAGGACGGGTGGCCGCGCGAGATTGTCTGGCCGGAAAAACCTTTCAACGACACAGCGCAATAAACGCATCACTGAGCATTCTTCAACATTCTTACAGGAGTTCACATGGCAAGCGATTACCACCACGGCGTGCGCGTCCTTGAAATCAACGAAGGCACGCGCCCGATCCGCACCATCAGCACCGCCGTCATTGGCCTGATCGCCACCGCAGAAGACGCCGATCCGCTCGTCTTCCCGCTGGATACTCCGGTGCTGCTGACCAATGTCATTGCAGCCCTGGGCAAAGCCGGCAGCAAAGGCACGCTACGCCGAACGCTAGAAGCCATCGGCGCGCAAACCAAACCATTTACGATTGTCGTACGCGTGGCCGAAGGCGCCGACGAGGCGGAAACCACCACCAACGTGATCGGCACCGTGACCGCCAGCGGCAAGTACACCGGTATAAAAGCTTTGCTGGCCGCCCAAGGCAAGCTCGGTATCAAGCCGCGCATCCTGGGCGCCCCCGGGCTGGACACCCAACCGGTCACCAATGCCCTGGTCAGCGTGGCCCAGCAGATGCGCGCCTTTGTGTATGCATCGGCCCACGGTTGCCTGACCAAGGAAGCGGCGGTGCTGTACCGCAAGGATTTCGGCCAGCGCGAACTGATGCTGATCTGGCCCGATTTCGTCAATTGGGACACGGCCACCAATGCCGAGGCCAGCATTCCTGCGGTGGCCTATGCGCTCGGCCTGCGTGCCAAGATCGATGAGGAAATCGGCTGGCACAAGACGCTGTCGAACATGCCCGTCAACGGTCCGACCGGGATTTCCAGCGATGTGTTCTGGGATCTGCAGGATCCGGCCACCGATGCCGGTTATCTGAACGGCAAGGAAGTCACCACCCTGATCAACAACGGCGGTTTCCGTTTCTGGGGCTCGCGTACCTGTGAAATGCCGGAATTCTTCTTCTTTGAGAATTACACCCGTACCGCCCAGGTGCTGGCCGACACCATCGCCGAGGCCCATTTCACTTTTGTCGACAAGCCGCTGCACCCGTCCCTGGTCAAGGACATGCTGGAAAGCATCAATGCCAAGTTCCGCGATCTGAAGGCCCAGGGTTACATCATCGACGGCAGCGCCTGGTATGACGAACAGTTCAACAGCAAGGATACGCTGAAGGCGGGCAAACTGGCGATCGATTACGACTACACGCCGGTGCCGCCATTGGAAAACCTGGTGTTCCAGCAACGCATCACCGACCGCTACCAGGCCGACTTCGCCAGCCGCGTGAACGCCTAAACACCTGGTTTCATTCATCACCCTGTACGGAGAACACGATGGGCTTACCCCGCAAACTCAAAGATTTTAATTTGTTCAACGATGGCGCGTCCTATATGGGGCTGGTGCCGGAACTGACCTTGCCGAAACTCAGCCGCAAGATGGAGGAATACCGCGCCGCCGGCATGACCGGCCCGGTGATGGTCGATTTCGGCAACGAAGCGATCACGCTGGAATGGACCGCCGGCGGCCTGCAGGTTGACGCCTTGAAGCAATACGCGGCGAAGAAACACAACGCCGCCCAGCTACGCTTTGCCGGCGCCTTCGAGAACGACGATGACGGCACCATCTCCGCCGTCGAGGTGGTCGTGCGTGGCCGCCACAAGGAAATCGACATGGGCAGCGCCAAGCAAGCCAGCGACACCGCCCATAAATACAGCACCGCGTGCAGCTATTACAAGCTGACCGTCGACGGCGAAGTCATCATCGAGCTCGATTTCATGGGCGCGATCGAGAACATCGGCGGCATCGACCGCAACGCCGGTATCCGCAAGGCCATCGGCCTGTAACACCTCTGTAACTCCGTCGAGTTTCACCTCACCACCCAATTGTTAACTAAGGATCACCCTCATGAACAAGCCAGACCAAGCTCCTATCGCCGCGAACGGCATCTATCAAACCGTCACCCTGGACGAACCGCTGATCCGTGGCACTACCCTGATTACCGAAATCCAGGTACGCAAACCGAAGTCGGGCGAGTTGCGCGGCGTGTCCCTGATCGAGCTGGGCAATATGGACGTGGTCGCCCTGCAGCGCGTGTTGCCGCGGATTACCCAGCCAACACTCACCGCCGCCGACGTGGCGAATCTGGATCCGGCCGATCTGGTCTCGCTCGGGGCCGAGGTGGCGTATTTTTTGGTGAGGAAAGCCGATCGTCAGGTGGTCTCCCCGACTGCGTAGAAAATCCGATGGCCGACATTGCGGCGGTGTTTCACTGGTCACCGCAGGCCATGGATGAACTGGAGATTGTGGAATTGATGGCCTGGCGCGAACGCGCCCGGGTACGCAGCGGAGCGCAGGAGTAAAGACGAACCATGAGCGACAAAGAATTACGGTTACAGGTGGTGTTTGCAGCGCTGGACAAGCTCACCGCGCCGATGAAGAAGATCGTCAATGAATCGACCACGCTGGGCCGTGCGATCAAGGGCACCAATGACAAGCTCAAGGAGTTGAACACCCGCCA